TCGGCCCTGGCCCCTCGGCACCATCGGCCCTGGCCCCTCGGCACCATCGGCCCTGGCCCCTCGGCCGATGTTCGTGTTCTTTTCACCTGTTTGTTCGATGTTAGGGACCCGACCATCACACAACCCCCCCCCCATCAAACCGACGGGGGGTGGCGCATCGATCGCGGATCAAAAAGCTTATTGATACCAATTGATATCAACGAGGTATGACGCATGCAGACGCGGTACAAGTCGATTCACCGCAAGATCAGGCTCCTATGGGCCTTGACCGGCAGCCTGACAAAGGCGCACAAGATCTCGGGCATCCACACGGCGACGTTAAGGAAATGGAAAAAGCTTTACCGGTGGGATGATTTCAAGGCCGAGCTCGAGTTGGAGATGAAGCACGGTTCGACGCTCAAAAAGCACCTGTACGCGGCTGCGAAGCAGGGGCCGATGATCGAGCGTGGTGAATCAGTGCACAAGGACGAGCCGGAGATATCCGAGGAGCTTTGCGCCGCGATCCGCGATCTCCAGGACAATCGCACGAGTGGCCAGTGGACGGAGGACGGCCAACAGATTCTCACGGGTCTTGGTAGCGACGAGGAGGACGGCGAGGCACCGGACGTGGACTACCCCGACGAGGTTCTGGCCTCCGAGGACGTTGTTGACCGTGCGATAGAGCAGCTCGTGACGGATTCACAGGCGATCAACGACGCGCACTTCGAGTTGTATGAGGCGGTCCGGGCGCTCTTGAAGCAGCGCCTTGGTATCCACGACGGCAAGATGGAGGACCCTGGGCGGAAGATGCTCCCGGACGGTGACATTCGCGTCGTGCTACAGAGTATCCAGATCATCCAGGACGGCCAGCGCAAGGCCATGGGTATCGACCAGCAGAGGTCCGACGGTCATGATTTTGTCGTGGAGTACACGTCACTGCGGAACCAGCTTGATGAAACGGCTGACCGGGTCTCGATCAAGGGCTCGAGTCGTCCGGAAGTGTTGGACTTCGCTCGCGACCTCCTCCGCAAGCACGGCGTGGATGCCGAAATTCAGCTCAAAGATGCTTCATTACAGAGCAGTGTGCCAGATGGGCAGTCAACAGTCACCGACGCGCCCGGTGGTACGATAGTGGCTGGAGATTCCGGTCAAAGTGGCAGTCAGGGCCAATCTTATGCGCATTCTGCGCATAATGTTGACAGAGGGGGTCAAAAAGACGGTGTCATAAGCCCAGACAGCGAAGGACTTATGACGCCTGTTTCCATTGTGGACGGTGTGGACGGAAGGGGGGGCCAAAAAGGAGGGGGTGTAGCCGTGTCCACAGAAACAAATACGGAAAAATCACGTCTTTTGTCAGAAGCGATTAACCTGTCGCGAGATGAGAAAAAGAAGTAGAAAGTTACGACTTTGGCACGCGGTTCGCATCTACCCCAACATGTATACCGCGCACGTAGGGGAGACGCTGTGTGTGCACAATCCTACACACATACTTCAAACACCAAAAACAGCCATAAACATGGAAACAGTGGAAACAGCAGCAGAAAAGTTTCACGATCACCCCCCTTATGGCAACCTGTATGTTCAGGATTTAGCACACGTTGTGTCTCCCCTACGTGCGCGTTGTATAAGGTTTTTTTTGTTTCCGGCCGAGTCTACACACCGTAATCACCTTGGAACCACCACCGCGCGGGTAGCGTAAACACATGCCAGGACGCCGCTTACAAATGCTGCGACCTCCGAGGGGATCGGACGAGCGCGGCAAGAAGACGATCAGGATCGACTATGAGCCGTTCGAGTGCCAGCGTCGCCTCCACCTCGCCACGCAGCGGATCCGGGCGGCGATCTGCGGCGCTCGTGGCGGCAAGACGCTCTGTGGCGCGTGGGACGCCGTGGACACAGCGATCGACCAGCCGGGCATGTGGCAGACGGACATATCGCGTGGATCGCCCTACTCGATCGCTGTAGGGGCCCGTGACTTCCCTCAGATCGAACGGGTGGTACTTCCGGCCGTGCTGAGCAAAGTGCCGAGAGAATTGATCCTAGCCGCCTACAATCACACGCGCCACGTCATGACGGTCCGCGGGCGGCATGGCCCGACCGATATCTACTTCATTTCGGGTAAGGATCCAGAATCGTGGCAGGGCCAGGAGTTGTACTACATCTGGCTGGACGAGGCGCCGCTCATGAAGGAAATGATGTACCACGAGGCGCGCACCCGGCTCTCGTCGCGCCGCGGCCGGCTGCTGCTCACAGGCACGCCGCGTGGCCCAAACTGGGTCAAGAAGCAGATTTACGACGTTGCTGTGTCGCCAGCGGGCCGCGATGAGGTCTTCTTCACGACGTGGACGACGGCGGACAATCCGCATTTTCCACGTGATGAGTTTGAGCGCGCGCGCCGCACAATGCCGCCTAACTACTTCAAGCGTATGTACCTGGCGTCATGGGACGTCTTCGAGGGCCAGGTCTACGAGGAGTTCTCATCGGCGGATCACGAGCGCCGGTCTGAGGACTTCACGTGGATCCTCCCAGACCGTCGTCGCGCGGTGGGCACCGGCTCCGAGCGTGTGCAACTCGACGTCGTTTTCGCTGGCAAGGACTGGGGTTACGGGCACAGCGGTGCGTTTGTGGTCGTCGGCGTGGCGGCCGATGGTCGGTATTTCGTGCTCGATGAGATTGTCGCCGACCACCTCCTGGTGCAGGCGCGGCTCCCGCACCAGGACTCGTGGATCCTGCGCATCCGGGCGGCCGTCGCGCGTTGGGGCGTCGACGTGGTGTGGTGCGGCCCCGACCGGCCTGAGAACATCAAGATTCTCCAGGAGGACGGGATTCCGGCGCGTGCGGCGGTGGATGACGTGTGGGAGGGGATCCAGGCGGTTGCGCAGTTGATCCACGTCGACCGCGGCGCACCCCGCGGGCGTCAGTCGCGGTTCGTGGTCGCCTCGTGCTGCCGCCGCCTGCTCGAGGAGCTTATTTTCTACCACTGGGCCGAGGACAAAATGACCGGCAACAGCCTCGAGCGACCAATGAAGGTTGACGACGACGTCGTGGATGCCCTAAGATACGCAATATATTCGCACGTTGTTCGTGGTTCGTTCAGGCGCGAGCCGGATTATCAACCAGTTTAGGGAGGCGGACATGAAGCGCAGGAATTTCATCGGGGCGGTGGCGGCCTTCTTCGCGCTGCCGCGGCGGTTCACCGCACGGGCCACCGATCTTCGTCAGGTCCGGTGCATGGCGAGCGAGCCTGCGCGTTTCCGGGTCTTTACCGAGGCGGTTCTGTCCGCCCTCGGCAGCAGCCTCCCGCCGAAGGTCCATTTCGTCGACCACCTGGCCAGGGCCAGCGACCCGTTTGTGAAGTTCGACATGGACAAGCTTCAGCTCCCAGATACGAGCCACACGCATGGATACACCCGTCTCCCGAGTGAGACGGTCGAAACGTTGATGGACGAGTATCGCGCGTCGGCCTCTGCGGCGACAACGCGCTACATGGTCAAGGCGGTAAGCCTTTATTTTCTCCCCGTCGAGTTGGACGGCGGTCGCCAGACTGGCGTGCTCGTTGCCAAGTCTGAGTCCGGCGACGACGCGCCCGCGTTCAGCACGCGGGTTCTTTCAGTGCCGACGGCCGTCGAGGTTGCGGTCGTTCTCTCCGGCGTGGTCCCCCCCGACGCGGTTGTTCTACGCCCGGCGCACGTCGAGCGCTGCTACGGCGTCGAGTCGATTATCATGTCCGACGGTCGGGCCTGCGTGCGTACGATTGTCGGCAGCACCGTGCTGTCCCTCGGCGTACGTGAACGGCTTTTTCTCAATGGCCCGGGGTCAAACCAGCAGTTCGTCTCCGTAGATATGTTGATTGGAGTACCTGAATGAACAGCCTGAAGAAGCTCACGGAGCGCGTCGCGGCCCTCGAGTCCGTGCCCGCCGTCCAGCACGGTCCGATCTCCGGCGCACGACTCATGGCGCTCGAGGCGCGGGTCACCGCGCTTGAGGCGGCTGCGGAGTTCTCGGCGGAGACGCCGCAGCCCGTGACGGCGGAGGAGGCCTCCACACCCCAGGACAAGGTATAAGCCCATGGGTGCCGTAGATCTCGATCTTTTCAAGGAAAAGAGCCAGACCCACCCCGATTACATGGATTTCGAGGAGGACTGGCAAATCTACCGAGACGTCATGGGCGAGGGGCGGGTCGATAAGTCGACCTACCTCCCGCGCGGTCTCGTCGAGGTCGACAAGCAGTACGCGATCCGTCTCCGGCTCTCGCAGTTCCTACCCGAGACGCATCTGGCCGTCGAGAAGGTCGTTGCCGGGCTATACCAGCACAACCCGACGCGTGACCTGAAGGACACGCAACTCTCCACGTGGTGCGGCAACGTCGACCGGGAGGGCGCAGCCTGGTCGCAGTACGTCGAGGACATCGCGGCGAAGATGCTCTCCTACGGCTCGCTTCGTCTGCTCGTGACGACGCCGGTCCTTCGTGCCGTCGACGGTAGTGTGATGCAGTCGCCGTCCCGTGCGGACGAGATCTCTCAGCGCGCCGAGCCCTACCTTGTACTCTACACCCCGCTGTCGGTCATCGACTGGGATGTGGATGAGTTCGCGCGGTTGACGTTCGTGCGTATCAAGGAGGAGGGCTGGGCCCGCTTGGGCTCGGGCCATGTGGCGGTGACGAAGTTCATCGAGTATGACCGCGCGTCGCTCTCGTATTGGGTATTCCATAATATCGATGGCGACCAGACGCTCGTTGAGTCCGTCGAGGGCTCGCCGCACAACCTCGGCCTTGTACCTATGGTGACGGACTGCTTTCCCCGCCGGGTGCGTCCGATGATCGGCGGCGGGTATATTCGGCACGCCGCGCGTGCGGACATCCAGAAATTCCAGGCCGAGAGCGACCAGGTCTACGACACGCACGTCCACGCCCACCCGGTGTTTTGGGCGGCCGTGAAGGCCGAGTTGGCGCAGATCGGCATCGGCTCGACGTCGTTCATCAAGCTCGACCCCGACTCGAATGAGAAGGTGGGCTATGCCCAGAGCCCCGTCGGCGCGAGCGAGATGTTGAAGATGCTCATCGACGAGAAGCGCGCAGTGATCTACCGTCAGGCGGGGACCGACCCGCTTGGTGTGCTCAGCACGAAGTCGACGTCATTTCAGACGAGCGGCGTATCGCGTGCGTGGAGCTTCGGCACGAGTGAGGCGCGCCTCCTCCGTCGGGTCGCGTCACGCATGGAGGTCGTCGAGCGTCGTGTTTTTGAGCTTCTGTCGCGCTACTACTCGGCGAAGGAGTCGACGTCGATCGACGAGACACTTTTCAAGGGTTCGATAACGTACCCCGAGGAGTTCGACCTCTCGGCGACCGACACGCTGATCGACGAGACGGATCGCATCGGTGAGCTGATCAATTCCGAGAAGCTCCAGCGCAAGTTGCAGCACCGCATTGCGGCGGCGAAGGTCGGCGACGCGCCGGAGGAAGACCTCAGGGAGATCCACGATGAGATAGAGAACAACCCGCTGTTCGGACAATTCGGGAACAAGAAGCCCGTGAGCCCGACGGCGATGCCGCAACTCCCACGGACGTCGGACGTGAATCTATCGGGTGGTACCGGTGGCGACGTCAACGAGGGTGGCGCGGTGAGAACGGACAGGAGTTAGACAATGCCAGATCCGCAAAAAGGATCCTCGTCAGAAGGCGGCACGAGCGGTGGCACGCCGAGCGGTGACAACGACCCGAAGGCCCCTGATCCCAAGGGCGACGGCCCGGACAAGGGTTCCGGAGAGAACGTTATCACACGTGAAACTCTACAGGGAGCGCAGAACGCGCTGAAGCGAACGCTACTCGACCAGATCAAGAACTCATCGTCCTCCCTCAAGGGCGAACTTGCGACCATGATCGCCGAAGAAATGGCGAAATTGAAGCCGACCGACCCCGACTCGGGCGGCGACAAGAAGAAGGGCAAGGACAAGCTTGATCCGGAGGTCGCGAGGATTCTTCGAGAACACAAGGATCTTCAGGCCCAGTTCGACACGACTCAGAAGGAGCTTCAGACGCAGATCGACAAGAACCGGCGTGAGCATTTCAAGTCGCGCGTGGTCAAGGAGCTGCAGAAGGCCGGTTGTAAACGGCCGGAAGTCGCGTTCCGTATTCTCTCTGAGGACCTGACGACCGACGAGAATGACCCGGACAGGATCTTTCACACCATGAAAGACAGTTACGGGAATGAGCACGACGTGGGCCTTGAGGAGTACATCACTCACACGGCCCGCAACGAGATCATCCCGGAACTGTTTCCGGCGAACTCCGGCGGTGGAGCGCCAGCAGGGGGCGACTCCGGAAGTGGGAAGGGTTACCTTTTCACTGAGAGCCAGATCAACAACCCAGAGTTCTACATGAAGCATAAAGATGAAATCCGGGCTGCGCTGGAGGCTGGGCGCGTCAAGGGCGTGCCGCCCCCCGGCCAGGCTGGACGGATTACCAGTTGATAAACTAACAAGAGGAGCATTTTTGAATGGCTTCTATCGCTGATGTCTATCCCCCGG